AGAACGGTACTGAAGCAAAATAAAGAAAAAGCTTGACTTTTAACACTTTTTATGGTAAAATAACCCTATGGCATCCATGACTTATCTCCAAGCGGTAAACAGCGTCCTCCGCAGATTACGGGAGAACGAAGTAACTTCTGTGGGCGACAATAAGTATTCTAAGATGGTTGGCGAGTTCGTTAATGACGCTAAGCGCCAGTGCGAAGATGCTTACAACTGGAATGCTCTTTCCACCACTCTGACAGCCTATACCTCTAGTGGGCTGTTTAACTATGTTCTTATCGGCTCAGGACAGCGCTTTAGATTAGTAAACGCTATCAACGACACAAGCAACGCATTTATGCGTCTACAGTCCACAGCAGCGATGGACCAGTATTTCTTAACTCAGACAGCCCAAAGTGCTGCTCCTCAGTATTTTAACTTCAACGGAGTAGACTCAAATGGCGATACTCAAGTGGACTTATACCCAATACCTGATGGAGTATATTCTCTTCGTTTCAATATTGTTAAGCCCACTGTCCCTCTTGTCTCAGACGCAGATATTATTACAATCCCTTCTGAGCCAGTAGTCTTTAACGCTGTGGCTCGTGCGATTGCCGAGAGAGGCGAAGATGGCGGTATGGCTTCTAGCGAACAATATGCCCTCTTCAAGCAGTCCTTAAGCGATGCTATTGCTTTGGAGTCAGGACGCTATCTCGAAGAAGGTGAATGGGTGGGTCTCTAATGGCAGAGGCGCTACTCTCAACTTCGATACAAGCTCCGGGGTTCTCGGGACTTGACATTCAAGATGCTTCGGTGCAACTCACAAGTGGGTATGCCCTTGAAGCATTTAATTGCGTCATTGATAAATATGGTCGTATTGGTGCTCGTAAGGGCTGGACTCCTGTAAACTCTTCTTCGATCGGTTCTTACAAGATTAAGACAATCTTTGAGTTAGTCAAACAAGATGGTAATGTAGTGTTCTCAGCAGCAAACAACACAATATATACAGGCACTACAACGCTCACTGCTTCAACGATATATGACTCCACTGGAGCCACGCCTTTAACATATACCATCACTGATGACAACTGGCAAATCGCTGCAATGCCATATAATAACGGTGGTAACACTTCTGCTCATGCGATATTCGCTCAAGCAGGACACCCTACATTGTTATATCACAAGCTTGGTAATGCGACACATAACCATACTGGCTCTTATGGATTCCAGCGTCTTGGTGACTTAGGTACACTTCCTACAGGCTATACCGTAACCAGCTTTACACCAAATATTGCTTTAACAGCTTATGGTCGTCTCTGGTGTGCAGACATCACTGGCGATAATCAAACGATTTACTTCAGCGACTTGCAGAACCCTACAAACTTCACCACAGGAACTTCAGGAAAGCTTGACATCTCCACAGTTATTCCTACAGGTGATGGCATTACTGCTTTAGCAGCGTATAACAACTTCTTAATTATCTTCTGTCATCGTAGTATCATCATCTACGCTAATCCTAAAGATCCTGCAACGATGACGCTACAGGATATCCTTAAAGGGATTGGTTGTATTGCTAGAGACTCTGTAGCCTCTGTCTTTGGTTCAGACTTGATGTTCCTCTCAGAGACAGGTGTACAGTCTTTAGGTCGATTGATTCAAGAGAAGTCAATGCCTTTGCGTGATGTCTCTAAGAATGTTCGTGATGACTTGATCTCTAATGTCAGCATGGAAACACTGAAGGACATCAAAGGAGTTTATTATGCTACTGATGCAATGTATCTACTCTCTTTGCCTGTTATTGGCTTTACTTATTGTTTCGATACTCGTGGTGTGCTTGATAACGGCTCTGCTAGGATTACGATTTGGAAAGACATTACTCCTAGAAGCTTTTGCGTCTTAGAGAACAGAGACCTCTACATCGGTAAGACAGGTTACATTGGTAAATACAACCAATATAGTGATAATGGAAGTTCTTATCGCTGGAGCTACTACACCAACTACTTTGACTTTGAGCAACCTACAGTTATCAAGATTCTAAAGAAACTCGGCATGGTAGTTATTGGGGGCGGTACTCAGGTTGTCTCTATTAAGTGGGGCTTTGATTACACCAACAACTATAACGCTAGTACCGTTCAGTTAGCAACCCTACCTGTAGCGGAATATGGAACAGCAGAGTATGGTATTGCAGAATACTCTAACGGTATTGAATTGGATGTCTTAAGGTTCAACGCTTCAGGTGCAGGTAAAGTATTACAGGTTGGCTTTGAAGCCGATATTAACAGCTATCCTCTGTCAGTACAGAAGGTAGACATTGCAGTGAAAACAGGAAAGAATCTATAATGTCAAGTTACTCAAAAGCAACTAACTTCACCACGAAGGACACCTTACCTAGTGGTAACTCAGGGAAGATCGTTAAAGGGACTGAGCTTGATGTTGAGTTTACAGCGATTGCTTCTGCGGTAAATTCTAAGGCAGATACCGATAGCCCTACCTTTACAGGTGCTCCGATAACAACAACAGCGTCACTTGGTACGAATACTACGCAAATCGCTTCATGTGCTTTCGTGCTCTCTAACGCTGTACCGACAGGGTGTATCGTCCTGTGGAGTGGTTCTACAGCGTCCGTACCCGCAGGGTGGCACATCTGTGATGGCTCTAATGGAACTCCTGAGTTAAGGAATAGATTTATTTTAGGCGCAGGAAATAGTTATGCTGTAGGTGCTACTGGAGGAACTACTGATGCTGTGGTTCCGAGTCATAGCCACACAGCTACTTCAAATGTATCTGACCCCGGACACGTACACGGTGGCGGTTCTAACGGTGGAGCTTTATCCGTAAGTAATGTACCGTATTATAGCTTTGCTCAAAATAGCAATACTGCGTCAGCCGTTACAGGTATCACAGTATCTACAAGCATTGACTACACAGGTGTGTCAGCGTCAGGCGCTAATATGCCTCCGTACTATGCTTTAGCGTATATTATGAAGTTATAATCTTGACTACATCGCATGAACTGGTGTGTAGTAACTTAGATGTCTTACCTTTACAGAAAGAACTCTTAGCTAACTACGATGAATTTGATAAGTATCGTTATCGTAGAACTTTTCCAAATTCTCCACACGCAGAGATGCAAGATATTTGGGTAAGATACAACGATGTAAAGCCTTTTGAAGAAAAAGGTGACTTAAAAGGATTTGAAGCAGAACATGATTCAATTTGGTATCCAGTAGCTGAGAAGCTACCAAGTGTTAAAAAGATTATATTTGATTTGATGTACGCTGTAGGCGGTGAACGCTTAGGTGGTATTTTGATTACAAAGCTTCCTGCTGGTGGACACATTACACGACATACCGATGCAGGGTGGCACGCACAGTATTATGATAAGTTTTATGTCCCAATATTGAACTCTAAAGGCTCTGTATTTGGATTTGATGATGGAAGCATAGAACCTACTTTAGGTGACGCTTGGTGGTTTGATAACTCTAATCCTCATTGGGTGGATAACAAGTCAGACACTGATAGAATTGCAATGATTGTATGTATTAGAACAGAATTATTTAAGGACAAGAATGCACACCGTATCTGATCAGTTTAAACAACTTCAAGGAACTTTTGAAGTAGACCTAGGAACACAGCATCATTTCTCTAGCGGAGTGTACGCTAAACAAATGATGTTGCCTAAAGGTTATTTTGCGTTAAGCCATGCTCACGAGTATGACCATCTTAGTATCCTTGCTAGTGGTAAAGTAGTTGTTAAAACAGATGAAGGAACACAAGAGTTTACTGCTCCTGCGTGTCTAACGATTAAGAAACATTTGAATCATTCAATCACAGCTTTAGAAGATGCACATTGGTTTTGTATTCATGCAACGGAAGAAACTGATCCGAACAAAGTAGATGAAGTGTTAATTATGAAAGAAGGAACTTAATATGCCATGGGGAGCCGCAGCCGCAGCAGGGGCTACAATCGTTGGTGGAATGATGTCGGCAGATGCTTCAAAGTCTGCAGCGAACACTTCAGCCGACGCACAACGATACGCAGCAGACCAAGCAGCTCAGTCTGCGAGGTTTACACCTGTAGGACTAACAACTAACTTAGGAAGTTCTAACTTTAGTTATAATCCTGATGGTTCTATTGCCTCAGCAGGTTATCAATTAGACCCTAGACTACAGGGACTACAGAGTGGCATATTCGGACAAGCTCAAGGCTATGACCCTACTAAGGTTGGACAAGCAGCACAGCCTTTATATGGTGGTGCTCAAGGTCTCTTTAACTTAGGTAATCAATACTTAGCCACTTCTCCACAGCAAGCTGCTCAGGACTGGTACGGACAACAACAAGGTCTGTTGAACCCCGGTAGAGAACAGCAACTTGCAGGACTGCGTAACCAACAGTTCCAAACAGGACGCACTGGTTTAGCCACAGGCGGAACTACTGCAGGCAATCTTGCACAGACAAATCCTGAGATGGCTGCTTACTACAACGCTATGGCTCAGCAAGATGCTGGTTTAGCTGCACAAGCAGATCAGTATGGAATGCAACGCACTCAGTTTGGTGCTGGTTTGTTCAACTCAGGCGCAGGACTCCTAGGTCAAGTACCTTCTCTCACCTCTGCAGGTTACAGCCCATTGTCTACACAGCTTGGTTTAATCGGCTCTATCGAAGGCATGGGACAACAACCGTTCGACTTGTCTACAGCGTTAGGTGCAAAACAAGCCACTGCTGGAGCCAATGTCGGAAGCTCGTTATTACAAGGTGGAGTAAGTGCTGCTAAGACACAACAGCTTGGAAATTCTTACTCTCCTTGGGGCGCTGCTCTTCAAGGTCTTGGCTCTAATCAGAACCTTAATAGTTGGTTTCAGAGTCAGCTAAATGGAAGCAACTCTGCAGGCTTTGGTAATAGTGGCATGAGTTCAGGAATGACTCAAGGAATGGCTCCCGGAGTTGCTGCTCCGCAAGCCGCTACTTGGGAAAACTCTTTTGCTACAGGATGGGATAGATAATGGCTGATAATTCAATCGTACAAGGGCTGTTCGGAATAGACCCAACACAGTATATGCAACAACAGGCGAACTACCAAAACACTCAAGCTCAAGACTTTGCTTCTATGTCGGGAGCACAGCAAGGGCAGTACGGGATGTTTCGTGGTGGGCAGATGGCGGGACAGGCTGCTGCTGGAATGATGGGCGGACAAGATCCTGTACTCGCTAAAGCCACTGACTTGAAGAATGTTCTATCACAGTTTGATACAACAACCCCTGACGGACTAAAACAAGCTGCTGCTGAGTTATTACGCAGAGGTCATCCTGAACAGGCTCAGATGGCGGTAGAACACGCTCAGAATATGCAAGTTAAACAAGCTACAATCTATCAAAAATCAGGAGAGAACTTAAACTCTTTAATTTCGTCAGGTAAATACACACCTGAGTCAGTAGCTTTATACGGACAAACCCGTGACCCTTCTAAGTTGGTGTTAATTGATAAGGGATTAACAGGAAAGTCTTTAGATAAAGTAGCCGAAGCTGAGCAGAATATTGCAAACCTTAGCGCAACGAATATAGATATTGACACTTGGATGTCTAAAGTAGACCCTAAAGCAGAAGGCGGTCCTAAAGTAACTTTTGGTCCTTTATCTTCAGCAGGACATTTAGTCAGTGGTCTTGCTGGAAATCCAACAGATAACGCACTGTCTCAAGATAGTCTTCGTAGATTTATTGCTCGTGAAGCTAACGACATCTTAGTAGCTGCTAAGGGGACTCAGACAGAAGGCGATGCAAAGAGAGCCTATGAACAGATTATGTCAGGGTTAGATAAGAATAGCAACGCTGGGGTATATAATGCCTTAGAGGACTTAAAGAAAGCTAAAGGTAAGACTATCAACGGACTAGAAACATTCGTTGGCACAATGACTAATAAAGGTAAGACACCAACAGCCCCTAGCTCCCCTCCTTCTAAGAACGCTATCTTTAATGCTGTTCGGGCTAAAAAAGGCTGGGAAGACGCTTCTGATGACGAAATACAAACTGCAATTAGTTCAGGTAAGATTAAAACCAAATAAGGGTTCGCATGGCTCAATATAATACTAACGCAGAAGCACAGAAAGATTTAGCAAAGAAGTTACACGCTGCTGGTGCTGAACTTAAAAAGATTTACGACAGTAAAGATCCAAAAGAACAAGCTCGTGCAGAGGAACTGAAGACAGAGATAGGGGCTATTCAGAATAAACTGATGGTCTCTCAAGATGGTGTCAGTGGAATGTTTGGTTCTCTTGGTGGTGGTCTTGCTAAAGGAGTCATGTCTGCGGTAACGGCTGTTCCAGATTTAGCAGGGATGGCTAGTAACTACCTATCAGGTGAGAATAAAAAACTATTAGGCGAACGGGCAACTCCCGGTCTTGAGACTACTCGTGAGAACGCTGGTTTATTTGGTGTTGGTAAAGGTCTTGGAAGCTCATTAGGGTTTGGTAAGTTAATGACAGCTTTAAACACAGGCGCAACAACTGTTGATGAAATGGCTGCTGGTGGAAATCCTGTAGCTCAAAGTATCTTAGCTGTTGGTACACTGGGTGTTGCAGGTGCTCAAGGTGCTCGTAATCTACTGAAGAACCACCAAGTCAAAAGACTCTTAGCTGAACTTCCTGCAGAAGAGGCAAACGCTTTACAACAGTTCATGCTTAAAGGACAGTCCGCTACCGACCCTTTAATAGCAGGTAAAGTTGCTGCACTTCGTAGTAATCCTAAATACGCTGACTTATTTAATGTCCTAGAAGCTGAAGCAACCAAAGTTGCTACGGAAGGTGCAAGAGCTTCCACTGCTAAAGGATACCCTAAAGAAGACGCTGGTTCAGCTATCTTTCAAGCTGTTGATGGACAGGTTCAAAAGCTTCGTGAGAATATCACCCAACTCCCTAAGAGCAAGTTTGATGCTGCTCTAAAGATGGGTGGTAATAACGATATTATGATGACCGATAACACAGTTAAGAATATCTCTGAGTTAATGGTTGAATATGCTTCTAAAGGGACCGACGACGCTAAAGCTGCTCTTGGTTTCTTAGGTCGTATCAGGAATGACCTCGATGGAAAAAGAATCTCTCCTGAAAAGATACAAGCTTTGCTTCAAGAGTTTGGCTCACAAGCTAAACAGGGCGAGTCGTTGATTACTGATGTATCGTTAGGTTCTCAGAAACGTATTGCTACAGCAATCTTTGGCGGACTAAAAGATGACTTAGTGAAAACAGGACAAGAATCAAGCGTTGAGCGTATTAGGAATGTGGCTAGACTACTAGATGATGCTCGTGGAGATGTGGCGACTGCGTATGGAAAATATAGTGATTTTGTTGCACAAGGCTTACCTGCAAAGTTAAAAGACACTCCGCTTAATGCTGTAGATACAGAATCATTATTAGAAACTGTTAAAGGTCTATCAAACGCTCAACGAGACCGTCTTGCTGGGGTGTTACAAACAACTGCCCCTGAAGACCTTAAGCGTGTTCGTCAAGTAATGTATGACGACTTCGTGCAGTCAGCTCGTACTGTTCTTCCTGATGGCTCTACAGGAGTAGATTTAAAGCTACTGGCACAAAAGTATAATACTCTTCCTGAAAACCAGAAGACAGCCATGGCATTCGCTGTTGGAACTAACGCTGATGATTTTGCTAGTCGTATGAAAGACGCCGAAGGATTCTTTAAGTACCAACAGAAGTTTGGCGGAGCAGATAATAAACAATTCTTATCAGGTGGAGACATTGCTGAATTATCTACAGCAGGCTATGTCGCTGGAGGTTACGGCACAGGAAAATCTCTAGGGCTTGCTGGTCGTTTAATGAATACTATCAAAGGTGGACTATCAGACGAACAAACCTTAAATCTTCTGATGTCTCCTGAGACAAAGACACTTCTAAGGGACACCGTAACAAACCCAAATAGTGTAAAGACTTTAGGAGCCATTGAGAAGTCCATCTTTTCTCCTGCGTTATCCACCACAGCACAGGGCGCACAAGTAGGTTCTGAAGCTGTACAACAACAAGGACAGCCTTCAAGCGTACCACAAAAACAAAGTGCCCCTACAGAGAGACCCTCTTTAGACTTAACAGCGCCTGAGACTACTACAGGTGGAGAGCGTCCTAGTTTAGACTTGTCTTATAACTCTACAGATATTGAAAAGCAGATTCGTGCTGAAGCCGAGAAGCAAGGCTTAGGACAACACGCAGACCTTCTTGTGCGTCAAGCTAAACAAGAGTCAGGATTCAATCCGTATGTCACTTCTAAGGCGGGGGCGGCTGGAGTATTTCAACATATGCCAAAGACTGCTCAGGAGCTTGGTATAGACCCTTATGACCCTTCGCAGAGCATTCAAGGAGGTGTACAGTATATGGGACAACTATTGAAGAAATACAATGGCAATAAAGCTCAAGCCTTAGCAGCCTACAATTGGGGTATGGGAAATGTAGACCGACAAGGAATGAATAATATGCCTGCCGAGACGCAAGACTACCTAAGAAATATCTTAGGAGCATAACTAAAAAGCCCTCACTTAGAGGGCTTTCTTTTTAGTTAAAAGTCTATATCTTCGTGAGGAAAACTCAAGGTTATTCGTAGTATTCCTAAGTCAATCGCTACATGAGAGCAATCGTCATAGTCAGGTACATACTCAAAGCCTATCATAAATCCTGTTATTAAATAAAAGTCTACAATCATATTCATCTCCAAAAGTTATTTAACAGGACAAGCCCCTGAAGCACACTCATCTCCGCCATCAAAAGTAGCTTCCTCAACTTTAGTAATTAAAGTTGTTTTAGCCACTAACTCGTCATACGCTTCTTTAGTGATTTCCTCAAAAGGAGCCTGTTTGAAGCCATGCTCACTGTGTAACAAGAAAGATAAGGACTTGTGGTTGTTCTTATAATTCTTTGCTAAATACTTCTTAATCTCAGGCAGTTCCTCCTTTTTATAGTACACTGTGCACGATACTGAGTTATCGCTCCAAACCTCTTGCAGCCATTTAACGACTTCTAGTTGTGAGATAGCTGTCATTTCACTAGCAAGGGTTGTTCCTTCAGGATACGCAAAAGGAAAAGACACAACAACGGTACTGTGGTCTTCAGAGCCATCAAAGTTCTGCTGGTATTCCACAGGATACCCATGGTCTCTACAGACTTGCACTAAAGAATGATCTGCTGAGATACGAATACGACGAATCATATATTGAGCATAAGCAGGGTGACATCCGGGAGTTACGCCGGGTAATAACGATAGAGTTCCTGAAGGTTTTACAGTGGTGATCTTAATAGACTCAGGAAATCCGTTTAAAGCACTGTATTCCTTGTCGTATGCCCTTAATGCAACATAGGTGTCCTCTAGCCATGATTGTTGTTCTTTCGTGGCTTGTAGCACCCCTGTGACCCCTATACCCATCCTCATGTTCTTATGCACAATCGCTTCTGTTTCAGCTAAGTGACAAGGAAGAGTTAGAGAGTGTTTGTTAATACGATATAGCAACTTACACACATCTAAGAGTTCTTCCTTAGAAGTGATATTAGAAAGCCACACCTCTGCTAGACAACAACTTTCACCATCTTCTAATGACTGCTCAGCACAAGGGTTGTAGCCCTCAACATTAGGGTCAGGATAATTAGTGTCACCTAAGCGTCCTACTTTACGGCTTAGACGTAGGTTAATAAGACCGTAAGGTTCTCCTTTACCTTCGTAGCCATCCCAAAAGTATTCATGCAAATCTTTAATGTCGTTACAGACAACACTGTTGTTTGACATTGCTCTCCATGAAGGAATATTTCCCATGTCCCAACGCTTCGCTAACAGATATTCAACATCATCTGCATCTCCAATGGCAATCTGAGCCGATCTCCGCACATTACCAGCTACAACAACAGCACCAATGATGTTCATAATATCAAGCGCATCAACAGGGCGAATCTTTTTACCTGCTCGTTTTTCTAATACTTCGCTAATCTTTTCAATTCCCCAGCATAGGTCTTCAGGACCACTCGCAGTGCCTCCGAATCCTTTGATAGCAGAACCCTTACCACGAACCAAGACAGTTGAATAACTAAAAGTGTTTTTCTTGTCACCCAAGAAAGCAGCCTTGAGTGTTTTTCCAAGTAGCTGTACCCATCCTTCACGAGAATCAGGCACAATAAAATCGGCATCGGCAGAATCAACACGAGTGGGACGAACAAAGCTAGGATTAACTTCAGGGAGTTTATCAATGTGTTTCCTTTGAATATTATAACCAACACCTGAGCCAAGCATTAACATATCCATCGCCCATGTAAAAGGACGCACTGGCTCATTAACCACTCTGAAGGCACAGTTCTGTAAAGAAGCAAGACCTAGTTTATCAACGGTTCCTGTTCCCATCTGCCACAGAAAACGACCTGCAACAGTTCCTTTTAATTCCATCATGTACTTACGTAGACGGGTCTTTTCTTCGTCTGTAAAACCTACATTTAATTGATTCGTTGTTGAAGCAATAACTCTGTTTACTGTGTCTTCGTACTCTTCTGTAGCTCCTTGGATATTATTCTCTTCTAAGCGTCGTGCATAAGTACGCTTATAGGTGATATAGCCTACAGTGCTGAATGGTGTGTTATAACTCATTAAAATCCTTCTCGTGTTCAATTCTATGACAGTTAGCGCATAACAGTATGCACTTCTTTATTTCCTTCTCGATACGTTCCCATGAATAGTGCAATAAACTACCGGGGTCTGATTCTTTATCGGTCATATCTAAATGATGAAAATCGTACACTGATAAATGGGTTGTTCGTAAGCCACAGTGTTTACATTCACCACCTAGATACTCCACAGCTTTAATCTTGTTAAGTGCTCTTGTTTTTCTTTGTTTTAGTTTACCGATAAGCGAAAGCTTTGCTTTATTATCTTGGCGATACTTTTGCATATAGATTTTTTTATTAGCTTGTCTTTCCTCCTCTGTGTTAAATAGCTTTCTCCCTGTCACTCTTCCTCCAAGTCCACAAGCTCTGAGAGCCTATCTATGTCGTTCTCAATCCGATCGGAGAAAGCTGTTATGATGTCCTCTGTAGTGAGTCCTAACTCCTCTACTAAAGTGATTTCATCCCAGCTTGTCATCCGTTCCTTAACTTCTTCTAGCGTTAGGGGAAACATTTATTCCTTGTTATAGTATTTTTGTTTAACTTCATCGTAATTCTCGATTAGGTAGTCCAAATAGTGGCGAGCTTTTAAGAGGTCTTCTTTGCCGTTCTTATAAGGATACCGTAAACAATATTTTAACACATTAGAAGTCCACGGGTCAAGACCCCAAGCTAAAAATATATCCCAAGGCTGTAAAGCTGCCTTCTGATAGTGGTCTCCACCGACTTGTGTGCCCTTAGTTGGCGCATCTACCAAGGATTCAGGACGATACCAACGAACTTCTGCCTTTTCTTTAGGCACTAACCCACTGAAGTATTTCTCCCAATCAAAGCACTCCTTCGTCGCTTCGCTCTTGAGTTCTTCATTAGCGTTACTCGACTGAAGTCGCTGCTTTAGAAGGTCTCCTAAGTTCACAGGCTCAGGAGCCATTCCGTAGACAGCCTGCCCATAAGGAGTCGGCATTGCTACTGGTGTTGTATCGTCCATGTTACGCTCCTTTGATGGTTACGGAAGGTTTAACGGCTTTAGTGCCTTGACTCCAAGAGCCGCAATCTTTACACTGGTAACGCTGATAGGTACCTACTGTGGAGACTGCTGTACCACGACGCTGTAAGTGCTTACCACCACAGCTAGGACATACTTGATCTACTGTATACAAGTTGTGATTCAAGTTATTGGAAATCCAAGGTAAGACTTTATGATATAACTGCTCCATAATAATCACATCATTCTTGTTGTACTTCTCCATCAACTTCCAAGCCTTCTCGTCCCCTGCAATACAACCCAACCACAGTTGCATACCTGTATGTTCTGTTTTTTTACCTAAACCAAGTGATTGACAAATGTAGTCAAGCTTGTTACTAGAGAACTTGAACTTACGACGCATGGTTTGGAGCAAGTCGATGTCTTTGTGCTTAGAAGTAGGGAGGAAGCCATTGAGCAGAAACTCACGATTAAGCACAGGTAGATCAAAGCGACGACCATTATAAGTAATGATAGCGTCAGCCTCGTTGATTGCATTATGAATGCCCTTAAGCATCTCTTTAGTTTTACTCTTATGTACCGAATCAAAGAACACCTCTTTCTTTCCAAGCCATTTATAGGAATAACAGAGTACACCAGCAGAGTCGAGGATGTGATTAGGACTAATGTTCTGATCGAATAAGCCCCACACTACTGCGGTCATTGGTTTAGTTTCTATGTCTAACAACAGGATTTTAGCTTCGCTCATAGTACATTCCATTTCTTATCTTTCCAGTAATAAATCTTATTGTCTGCACCTAAGCCAAGAACTGTGAAGTTCTCTTGTGTACCAATCGTTTTCCACTCAAGGATAGCGACTTCGTCATCCTCTGGTAGTTTAATCTTTTTAGTTGCCATTGTTTGCTTTCTGTATTAAGTCAAAGAATACCTCTGCGTCCATCACTGCAAGAGGTTTACTGTGGTTCTGTTTAATAATCACTACAGGGTTAAATAGTCCATGAGTCTTCGCTTGTTCCATGTGTTGATACACAGCGACCTTAGCGAGTGATTTGCATTCAAACTGAAAAGGAATAAACTTTCGTGCTGCAGGCGAAAGCTTTACATCCTCTCCTTGTGCGCCCATACTGG